GACGCGTTGACAACTCAAGTTGAGGATAGTGTAGCTGACGCCGTAGAGTTTAATAAAACATATACAAGAAGAAATAGAAAAATAATTGATGAAAATAGAGAAGAATTAAATAAAGCTCCTTTAACAAAAATAGCAACAAAAGCTCTTACAGGTAGAGGTATTTATGAACCGTCTACAGATAAATACATTGAGAAAGCAAGAAACTCTAAAGTTGTTAAAGATTGTATAGAAAGTAAAGGTTATGATATAAAAAACGATGAACACGTAGTTGAATGTGCTTATGATGTTAATGGTAAAGGTGATACTGATGAGATTAATGATTCAGTAAAACAAGCCGCAAATAAACTTGTAATGAAAATATCACGAACTACATCTAAAGTTAGAGAAGTAATGAACAGGGAAATGAAGAAAAATTCAGAACTAACCGTTGAAGAGGCAGCTAAACTTGCAGCTACTCTTAATGGTGGTGTTGGTGGTGGTGGATTATCTACCCAAGATTGTTTAGATATTTATAACAATAAAGCTTTAGAAAAACTTGAAAAAAGTAAAAATGATAGAGATGAAGCAATAACTGAATCACACGCTGAAGTACATAGAAGTACTGTAGAATTAGATGTTTCATATCATATGGAACAAGGTATGAGTGAAGAGGAGGCAAGAGAGAAATATGAAAAAGAAGCAGGGCCTCACGAAAGAACGGTTAATAGAGCATTTATGAAAAGAATGCATTGGGATAGATATGTTGATGGTACAGATGAAGGTAGAAAAATAATTGAAATAGGAGATACAACATTTACTACAAAGGACTTTAAAGATTGTTTAGCTAAATTATCAGATTGGGATGGTGAAGGAAAATTAAGTGACCATTTAGAAAAAAAAGTGAGAATAAAACCAGGAACACAAAAACTTATGTTTGTAACTGGAGAGGGTAAAGAAATAGAGTTAGGAAATGATACTTGGAGAACTGCGGGAGATTTAAGTAAAATTGCAGGTAGCTTAGGAACAGATTTAGAAAAATGTTTGGGGGATAAATCATAATGAAAACACAATTACTTTGTACATTTACTAAAAGAAATCATTTCAATGAAACTATTGACGTTATCATAGCATGTAATGATATAGTCTTTAATAAAATTTATGTATTTCAGAATGAAAACGACCATCACCAATTAATATGTACTTATAATGTAGAGTATGATGAAGATTTTATGCAAGGTATTCCAGATACAATATCACTTCATAGAAAAAAGAATACAAATACACTTTACACAATTAACGCACTCAATGATTTAATTCGTGAATTGAATGGTGGTAAGTTAGATAAAACATTTCCGATAGAGTGGGAAAATTATAAGAACTCTTTATTACTCACAAACGAAGAAGGACTTAATAAAATACCAACAAGAATTTATACCATAGTGGATGTTAAAACTTGGGATAATACTGAAAAATAAAATTGTATTTTCGAAAAATCGATTATACTTATTTACATATCAAGGTTATACTTGATTAAAAAATACTAATTAACTAATTAAAAATAGGAGATAAAAAATGGATTTAAACGCAATCAAAAATCGTCTTAATCAACTTCAAACAACAAATAACCGTACTTCCAATCTTTGGAAACCTCAACCTGGTTCACAGGTAGTTAGAATTGTTCCTTACAAATTTAACGCTGATAATCCTTTCATTGAGTTGTACTTTCACTATGATTTAGGTGGTAAGAACTATCTTTCACCAATTTCATTTGGTCGTCCTGACCCGATTGAAGAGTTTGCTCAAAAACTCAAATCAACTGGTTCAAAAGATGACTATCGTCTTGGTAGAAAAATTGAAGCAAAAATGAGAACTTTTGCTCCAGTAATAGTACGTGGTGAAGAAAATCAAGGTGTTAAGTTTTGGGGTTTTGGTAAGACGGTTTATCAAGAACTGTTATCCATTATCGCAGACCCAGATTATGGTGACATCACAGATTCAGTAAATGGTCGTGATGTTGCTGTAGAGTTCAAAACAGCCGAAGAGACAGGTAAATCCTTTCCTTCAACATCAATCAGAGTAAAACCAAATCAAACTCCAATTACAGAAGACGCATCTGTTCTTGAATCAATCAATGAATCACAAAAGAATATTACTGAAATTTATACAGAACGTTCTTATGATGAATTGACTCAAGCACTTGATAGTTACCTAAACGGTGATTCATCAAATGAGGAGGAAACTAAACAGGAAGAAGTTAAAGAAACTGCTCCTGCTAGTTCCTATGATAAAAAAGAAACATCAGACGCGTTTGATGACTTATTCAATAGTTAAATAAAAAAAAGGGGGAGTTTAAATCTATTGGATACTCCCCCAAGTTACTAACAATAAACTTGGAGAAAATTTATGTCAACTAGAGATGAATTAGCTGGTGTTTTAGCCGATACTATAAACAAACAATTTAAGGATATGAAAGTAGCATATTTCTTAGATGGTACAGACACTACACCTACAGATATAAAAGATTTTGTATCTACAGGTTCTACTATGTTAGACTTAGCAATATCAAATAAACCTCACGGTGGAATTGCTGTTGGTCGTATTACAGAATTGAATGGACTAGAATCAAGTGGTAAATCACTACTTGGAGCTCATATGTTAGCTGAGACTCAGAAGAAAGGTGGAGTTGCTGTATACATTGATACAGAGACCGCCGTTAGTACTGAGTTTCTTAGTTCTATTGGTGTTAATGTAGATAGTATGTTGTATTTACATTTAGAAACAGTAGAAGATATCTTTTCAGCTATTGAAGAGATAGTTGTTAAAGTTCGTGAATCAGATAAAGATAGGTTAGTAACTATTCTTGTTGATTCACTAGCCGCTGCTACAACTAAAGTAGAGTTAGAAGCTGAGTTTGATAAAGATGGTTGGGCTACAAGTAAAGCAATCATACTATCAAAAGCTATGAGAAAGATTACTCAAATGATTGGTAGACAAAAGATAGCTCTTGTGTTCACTAATCAACTTAGACAAAAACTTGGTGTAATGTTTGGAGACCCGTGGACTACAAGTGGTGGAAAAGCATTACCATTTCACGCATCAACTCGTATTAGATTAAAGAATACAGGTCAAATCAAAGATAAAAAGAATAATAACATCGGTATGAAAATGAGAGCTCAAGTTATTAAGAATAGATTAGGGCCTCCAATGAGACACGCTGATTTTGAACTTTACTTTGAAAGTGGTATTGATGATGAGGGTAGTTGGTTGAAAGTTATGAAAGACCACAATCTTGTAAAACAAGGTGGAGCCTGGTATACAATGAATAATCACGAGGGTAAAGAACTTAAATTTCAATCTAAAGATTGGAGTGAACAACTTAAAGATGAGGATTTCAGAGAGTATTGCTATAACTTAATCTGTGATAAAGTAATTCTAAAATATGAAAAGAATTTCGGTATCGATGACGTAGTTGTAGAAGAGGAAGATAGTGAGTAATAGTAAATATCTTTCTATATTCGATGAAATAAAGAAAAAAGGTGGGTCTTTAGACGGTGGTCAACCTAATGATAAAGTACTTATAATAGATGGCTTAAATACTTTTATTAGAGTATTTAGTGTTATACCGACTACTAACGATGATGGTATTCACGTTGGTGGAATAGTTGGTTTTCTAAGAAGTATTGGTTATACCATAAATATGTTTAGACCTACCCGTGTCATCATAGTGTTTGATGGTAAGGGTGGGTCTACCCGTCGCCGTAAATTATATCCAGAATATAAACAAAATCGTAAAACTAAATACAGAGTAAATCGTGCGTATGATTTTGCTTCTCAAGAAGATGAGAAACAAAATATGATTATGCAGTTACAAAGAGTGGTTGAGTATTTAGATGCTCTTCCTATAACTGTATTATCGTATGATAATATTGAAGCTGATGATACGATTGGTTATTTATGTAGACAAGTTCTTACTGAATCTCAAATTACAATTATGTCTACTGATAAAGATTTTCTTCAGTTAGCAAATGGTAGGATAAAAATATGGAGTCCTACTAAAAAGAAAATGTATGATGAACAATCTGTACTTGATGAGTTTGGTATATCATCACACAATTATATTTGGTATAGAGTTATAGATGGTGATAAGTCAGATAATATTTCTGGAGTTAAAGGATTAGGTTTAAAAACAATACAAAAAAAATTACCGTTTTTGAGCGAAAATCGTATAGTTAATATAGATGAGGTTATTACAGAATTACCAGACGCAAAAGATGTTATAGAATTGAATTACAAATTAATGCAGTTATCTGATGTGGACATTTCTGGTTCTACAAAAACAAAGATAATAGAAAGAGTTAACGAACCAATTAATAGGTTAGTAAAATATAAGTTTCAAAAAATGTTTTTAGAAGATAAATTATATACAGCACTTCCTAATGTCGATAGTTGGTTACTTACTAATTTTAATCAATTAAATCATTACGCAGAAAAGAGTCATATATGAGCAATTTTATGAAAGATAGTCTTTTTGGGGTATTACATACTGAGAATGAAAAAAATTCATTCTATGAGGCGTTACAATATCTTCAATTAAGATTTGATGGTTATGTCACTTCAATGGAAAAAAGAAAACAAGACACTATCAAAAGAAATACAAAAAAATTATATGGATATGATTTGACAACGACACATCCTGAATTAACTGAAACAGATATCTCAAAACTTATGGTAGAAATATTAGAGGATACTTCGGTGATAAAAAAAGTTACCGGTATGTTGATGGGAGATTTTGGTAGAGCAAGAAAAGGTTTCCCGACCGGTGGAGTTTCAGGTGCTTTAGGTGTAATTCAAGATAAATATGGAAA